AAACTCACGCAGAGGATTTAAAAAATAGTTCTTGACAACTTCCTTATATTGAAGTATAATATATTTTCAAAAGTGAGGAAACCAATGGGCGACCGATTTTATCAACAACAACTTAAATCACTGGGTGTATGCCCAGGTTCAACCAACAAGAGGAAACGTAGAATGGCATGGGATGACGACAAAAAAGCTCAAGCAGTAGCGATGTATGAAGAGCAAGATCCTACCCCTGAAACAAGTATGGAGATTGTCAAAGCAATCGCAGAAGAACTGGAAGAGTCACCCAACGGTGTTCGTATGATCTTGACTAAGGCTGGCGTATATGTAAAAAAGACCCCCGCTACTGGTGGCAGTAAGCCCTCTGGCAGCACTGGAGGTGGTCGTGTATCAAAGCAGGCAGCTCAAGATGCTTTGGTCGCAGCTCTGACTGATGCTGGTCAAGAAGTTGACGAAGATGTTATTTCAAAGCTGACAGGCAAAGCAGCTCAATACTTTGCTGGTGTTATCGGTAACGTAGCCGCTAACTAATTAAGTTTTACTTGAACCACTCTCTTGGCGGAGAGTGGTTTTCTGCTATCTAAAGAAATAACCTTAGAGTTCGGCAAAGTAAAAAATTTTACTGACCTGCTACCTAAGGAGTATTTGTGAATAAAAAAGAATTAGCAGACCTTGTAAACGACTGTGGTGACGCAATCATTACTTATCGGAGTGAGAACTCAAATAAGTTAAAATATAATGTTTGTACCCTGGATTTTTCCACACCATATATACAAAATAAGAAAAACAGAGCGAAAGAATCTGACGAGACACTCCTTTTATTTTGTTGGGATACGGACTCGTATCGCCTACTAAAACCTAGCAATGTCACTAGTGTTGTACCGTTGTCCTCGGTTTTACAAAATGAGGGACAGTAGTTATGCTACAATTGCATGAAGCTCCAGAAACGTATGAAAGAGTCATACACTATGACGAAGATAAAGAAGTACAAGTACGTTTAATAGTGAGCAGTTTTAGGGGAATTGAATACTTGCATCTTCGTAAGTATTACTTGGATTTCAACGAAGAGTGGAAACCTACACCAGAAGGAGTAGCTATGCCACTTGATTTCAATAACTCTAGGGAATTATTTGTAGGATTAACAGAGATACTATCTTTGGCTGAAAGTAAAGAAATTATAGAAGAACAATTTCAGGACCTAATCGATAACCTTTACTTAAAATAGTTCTTGACAACTTCCTAAAACTCTAGTATAATATCTTTTCAAATTTGGGAGATACTATGCGTGATTTTCTTGAAAAAGCGAGTATTGCATACTACTCTGGCTATCCGTTGATTTCGGACGCAGAGTTTGATGCACTCTCAGCTAAGTATGGATACAATGCAGTAGGTAATGTCGTTACTGACGGCATTCCTCATTTGCATAAGATGTACTCTTTACAGAAAGTTTTTAGCCTAGACGACATCCCAACACCCAACTCAAAGTATATTTGTACTCCAAAGTTGGACGGTGCCGCAGTCTCATTGACTTATGTTAATGGGCACTTAGCACTAGCTTTGACTCGTGGGGATGGTAATATTGGCCGAGATATTACCGACAAACTTGAAATGTTAGTACCAAATAGCATCTCTTTTAAAGGAGAAGTTTTTATTACTGGCGAAGTAGTTTGCCCTTCGACTGTCACCAATGCGAGAAACGTCGCAGCGGGGTCACTAAATCTCAAGGATCTGGAAGAGTTTAAGACTCGACCACTGACCTTCGTGGCTTACGATGTACAAGGCGTTCAGTACGAATTGTACACTGAGGCGCTTTCTCTCTTGGCCCAGGAAGGATTTAACACTGTTGATACCTTCGATTACGCTAACTATCCTACGGATGGTATGGTTTATCGTATCAACTCTCGTAAATCTTTCGATAAGATGGGACATACAGCTCATCACCCTCGTGGCGCTTTTGCTCTCAAAGAGCAGAAGAAGGGTGTACATACAGAATTGCTCGATGTTGTGTGGCAAGTAGGTAAGTCTGGAGTGGTCAGTCCAGTTGCTATACTTGATCCAGTCGAAGTGGAAGGAGCCATTGTGGGCAGGGCTACTCTACACAATATCGAGTACATTCGCTCCCTGGAACTAGAAATTGGATGTACCGTCGAAGTAATTCGGAGTGGAGAAATTATTCCTCGAATTTTGCGACGTGTAGACCATCCGAAAAATAGTTCTTGACTTTTACCTCACTTTTTCGTATAATATACTCTACTTTTTCGGAGATTCTAAATGCTGCGTGAGATTGTGCCTCCATCAGATTGCCCATCATGTGGGTCTGATCTTGAATGGATAAATCAACTTCTCTATTGCAAGAGTGTCGCTTGCGGTGCTCAAAAGCAAAAGAAAATCGAGCATTTTGCTAAAACTCTGAAAATCAAGGGCTTAGGCCCGTCAGCGATTGAGAAGCTGGGTATTCAGGATTTTGACCAAGTATATACTCTTGATGTAGAGTATATGATCGAAGCTCTAAATTCTGAGAAGATCGCACTCAAATTACAGAGTGAGATAGACAATTCTAAGTCTGCTCCTCTTGATTTGGTGCTGCCTGCTTTTGGTATTCCCTTAATCGGAAAAACGGCAACGAAGAAGCTGTCTGAGACTGTTAAAAACATTAGTGAAATTAATGCAGACACTTGTAAGCGTGCCGGATTAGGCCCAAAAGCTACAGAGAATCTTATGTCTTGGCTCATGGATGAGTTCTACACTTTTTACGATGGGTATTTACCCTTTGATATGAAGTTTGCAACTGTGCAAAAAGTAGAAAAGAAAGGAGTAGTTTGTATCAGTGGACGTTTGAAGAGTTTCAAAACGAAAGCCGATGCAACCGAAACTTTGTCAAGCCTGGGCTATGAAGTTAAGTCTAGTCTGACTAAAGACGTAACGATTCTTGTGAATGAAAGCGGTATTGAATCGTCAAAAACTAAACAAGCCAGTGCATCTGGTATAACTATCATCACGGATTTGAAATCCTTTTTGGAGAACTAAATATGGCACTTCCTAAGTGGACTGATGAGCGCACTGCTCAACTGACAGCTTTCGTTGGTGACGAGAGCCCTGTCTCCCAAGATACTGTTGCTCAAGCAGCAGATCAACTCGAAACTTCTACTCGTTCTGTCTCTAGCAAACTGCGAAAGATGGGTTACGAAGTAGAGTTGGCTTCTGCCCGATCTTCACGCGCTTTCAGCGCAGATCAAGAAGCTACTCTTGCTGCTTTTGTTTCTGACAACAGCGGTGAGTACACCTACGCTCAGATTGCTGAGCACTTTGAAGGCGGCGCTTTTTCCGCCAAGTCAATCCAAGGCAAGATTTTGTCTATGGAATTGACCGATCATGTCAAGCCTGCTCCTAAGGTTGAGACTGTTCGTACCTACTCTCCCGAAGAAGAGTCTAAGTTTATCTCTATGGTAAACGACGGTGCGTTTGTTGAAGCTATTGCAGAAGCTCTTGATCGCTCTGTAAACTCTGTACGTGGTAAGGCTCTCAGCCTTCTTCGTTCAGGCGAAATCGACGCTATTCCTCGTCAAGAGCACACCAAAGGTGGAGCCAAGGAAGATCCCCTGGCAGACCTCGGTGATGTGTCTGGAATGACTGTCGAAGAGATCGCAGAAGCAATCGGTAAGACTGCTCGCGGTGTCAAGACTATGCTGACTCGTCGTGGCATTTCTGCCGCTGACTATGACGGCGCTGCTAAGAAAGAAAAAGCTGCTAACTAAGTAGTATTTCTTTTGAGCAACCGTAGCGGGTGCGTTGCGGTTGCTTTTTTGTGTATTCGGGGAATTTAGTTGAATATTGCTTCAGCATTAATCAAACAGATTATTACGCTTCAGGATTCTGATACCTGGAGTTACCTGCGTAAGCATTATTTACCTACCGAATACCACACCATCTTTAGTATTATTGATGGACATTCCCAGAAGTATCATACTGTTCCTACATTTGAGGATTTAAAGTTTGAGATTCGGGACAGTGCTACGCAAGAAAAACTTCTTGCTATCGAGGCACTGGAAGTTGAAGCAGAGGCTTCTATGCTGCTTCAGTATCTCAAGAACGAGTATACTCAAAAAGAGATTCTCGCCTCTCTTGAGAAATATATTGACCATTCCATATCTTTTGAAGATGCGGAAGAGTCGGTATCTCATCTGCACCAGATTGTTCTAGACATAGAAGAAAAAGTAGAGCTAGAGCAGCCCCAGGAAAGTATGCAACGTATTTCCCTGTTCCCAGCAGAAGAGGAATTGGACAAGTACCTGCCCCTCGGTTTGAACACCGCGTTCGACGAAGAGTTCAAGTTTTCTCCCCGAGACTTGATTCTTGTCGGGGGTCGCCGCGGGGCAGGGAAATCCATTACGTGCTGTAACATTGCTAATACGGTTTACGAAAGTGGAAAGTCGGCAATCTATTTCACTATTGAGATGGATAGTCGAGAAATTCTACAAAGATGTTGTTCAATATCTACAGGCATTTCTCATGAGAGAATACGAAAGAGAAATCTCAGTATTCTGGAGTGGGAGAAAGTCGCGGCTTGGTGGGCAAGTCGTTTTGTAGATGGGCAAGATAAATTGATTGAGTATCAGGAGCATCGAGACTTCGATCGTCTACACTACGAACTCAAAACTAACTGTGAGCTTCTCCCGACTCAACAGTTAGATGTAGTCTACGATGCTTCTCTTACTTTGTCAAAGATTCGAGCCGAGCTTGATAAAAAGATAAAAAGCGCAATGAACGTTGGTGTAATTATTGTTGATTATATCAACCAAGTAAAACGTTCTAATCTTCCGTCACGCGCAGGTCAGTACGACTGGACTGAGCAGATAGAAGTAAGTAAAGCATTGAAATCAATGGCTCAAGAATATGAAGTACCAGTTTACAGCCCATATCAGATAGATGCCACCGGCGAAGCTCGCTTTGCAAAAGGTATTCTTGACGCGGCAGATGCAGCGTTTACAATTGATACGTGGAAAACAGAAGATGCGATTATGACATTTAACTGTACTAAAATGAGAAGTGGCAAGATGGGAACATTCACTTCTTTCATGGATTGGGAAACTTTGAAGATAGGGCCAGAGTCAGCACTTACACCAGACGAGAGGGAGGAAGAGGCCCATAAAACTGGTGAAGAAATAAACGACATCTAAAAATAATTCTTGACACTCCTGTTGATTTTTGATATAATATATCTTCAATTGGCAGGAGTTTTTTTATGGGGATGATATATGGATCAATGGGCTACACTATCTCAGGCAGAAAGAAGAAAGTTACTCGAAGAAAAGCTAAAGTCTATGCGCGAGGGGTTCCCGAGAACTCTTCGCAGCCTTATCGACGAGAGACACCCAACTACCCAAGCTGTACCAGTACAGCTGGAGTTGCCGCTCGAGTGGAATCGCCACGTTACACAGGAACCCTTGTTAAAGGTATCGGAACCATGCATAAGTCCAATGCCGTACCTATTATAGATGAACAACAAATGAAAGAACTAGCGAGTATGAGACGATGAAAACTATTGGATTTTGGATATACGACACCTACAACTTCTTTTTTAACTTGAAGTATAATCCTTTGCGCCATATTCCAAATGCTTTTACTCAGTATATACTGATGTTCTACTTATCAGTAATGTGGACAGTAGTATTCACTCTTGCAATGGGACACAGTATTTACTTTGGTATTGGAAGTGTCGGAGGGCATTTGCTTATTATTAGTGCATTTTTTATTACTGCACTCACCTTTGAAGATGCAGAAAAGAATGGACACTTGTGGGCGAAGCGTACTCAGCTGCCTGAAGTTAAAAATCGACGATGTGTGTGGGATTTAGAGAAGGAAGGATGATAGTAAATTGTGATATTCATATACCAGATAAAGTTTTACGTAAGCATATTCGGTATATGAAGAAAAAGAACTTACAATCTACAACTTTTGACTACAAAAACCAGCCTGTTTATATTTATATTGAGAAACAAGAATGTTAAAAAAGACAGTGCATCGCACAAT